TGAAGAGTTGACTGAACAGGTTGCTCAACTTAAGTATATTATAGACAATACTAAATAAAAGAAACCTACTATTCAATCATGGGTATTTCACTTTCAGGTGGTCCCTGGCAATATAATCGTTTCGACAAACTTGACGAAGCATCTAAGCCAGACTATCTTGATTTCGATAAAGACGGCGACAAGAAGGAGCCTATGAAGAAGGCACTAAAGGAGAAGGGTAAGAAGCCTTGTCCTAAGTGTGAAGATAAAAAGTCTCCTTGTGAGTGTAAGGAAGATAACTTGAAAGAGTGGGTGGGTTGCCTGATCAAGGAAGGTTACAATCTTGATGACTACTCCTGGAGTGACATGAAGACAATCTTCGAAAACAGAATGGCAGCTTACACTGCTGGTGAAAGTGAGAAGGGGTCGAGAGGTCCGGCAAAGGTCACGGGTGGTAAGACTCACACTATTGCCGACCTTCCCAAGATGAAGGCGCCTAGTAAGGAGGCACAACAGAAAGCCCGTAAGGCTTTGGGTCTGACTAAAGAAGAAGTCTGTGAGTACCTCATGAAAGAGAGCTTCTGTAATAACCCAGTCTCGGCCGAGATTCTTTTCAACCATATGAGTGAAGAGTGGTTAGCTGCGATTGAAGAAGGTTGGAAGCCAGCCAACCAAGACAAAGTCAATAAGCAGATTGGTAAGGCTTACGACAAAGAGCAAATTGCCAAAGCTCAAAGTAAAGGAGACGAAACTGACAAACAGTATAAGCGTCAAATCGGTATGAGATTTGGTACGAAGATGGGCGACATCGGAATGAAGAAGTGATCCTTCTCTCAATTTGACACCTCCTCTGGGATCCCTTATAATATAAGGGACCCTTTTTTTATGTCTATGCCTGAGACAGAGCTAGTTAATTACTACAATATCACTCCAGAACAAGTTCAGAAAGAAGTTTTGATTCTGACCCTGGAAAATATTAGAGAATTCCCTTGTACTACATCACTTCGAGATCAATTCTACTCGATGTGGCAACGTTTTGGTCCTCAAACAGCACGAACTGCTACCATCCCATACGTATGGCAAGGTAAAGTTCCCCTTCCTAGTGAATATTTCAGTGGAAAATGAACAGGAAGCTCCTCCTCAGCTCATGTATCGAGCTCCAGGACGAGAAGATCATCAAAATATAGTCGAAGTTTTCAACGAAATCTTAAATCGACTCGATAAAATCGAACAAACTCTCTCAAACATTCAAAATTCGAATTAATGGCACGCATCTTTTCTGATTCCGGCGACCACATGATCACCCCAATAGCCAAAAAGACCTATCAGGGGTGTTCAAAGAACACGAAACATTCCAAAAGAAGTAATTCCCACCGCAGTAAGCGCTATCGTGGTCAAGGCAAACGATAAATAACAGAAATAGAAAGTACTTATGACACACAAAGAACGTTATCCCGACTTCTTAGAAGAGACCATGTTTGCAGAACACGGAACTCGTGTTCTTATCAGTGATCCAGCAGCAGAAGTTTACTTAGAACAAGCCAGAATGAGAAAACTGAAGGAGAAATACCCTCAGTGGACTGAAGAACAAGAGAATAGCTAATAAATAGGGGCAAAAGCCCCTATTTTTATGGCTGTTTTCTTAACCAATAACTCTAAAAGATTTACTGACGTCTCGTTGTCATTTGAAGCTAACCCAGTAACCGGGGATTTGACAACTTTACTGAATGAAAGAGCAATTAATAATGCCTTGAAGAATTTAATGATGATAACTCCAACCGAAGTCCCATTCCAAGCGGATATTGGGTCAGGAATTCCTTCGTATTTGTTTGAGACTTTCGACGAAGTTACAGCCGACCTTATTAGTAGAGAAATTGAAAGAGTTATCAAACTTTCAGAACCCAGAGTCGAGTTAGTACCTCAAATTGACATCATGAACATCACAGATGACAACACTAGGTACATAACTGGTAGTGAGAGTCTGAAAAAAGCAATGAATTCGGTCATTGTTGAACCTAGACCGGAACAAAACACATTTGTGGTGACTATAACCTACAAGATCGTTGGATACGATCAGATCATCACATTTAGTCACCTATTAGAACCCACCAGATAGGGTTATAAATAACTGAAAATAGGGATAAGGACTTGTGGCTGGAGCTATCCAATTAACAGAAGTAGATTTCGAACAGATTAAAGAAAATCTGGTCGACTATCTCAAATCTACTAACAAATTCACAGATTTTGACTTTGACGGCTCCAACCTTCAAGTCATTCTAGATCTTTTGGCATATCAGGCACAAATCAATGCCTATTCTACCAACATGATCGCCAATGAGAGTTTTCTTGCATCGGCATCGATCAGACAAAACGTAGTTTCCAATGCCGAGATGATTGGATACAATCCAACGTCTGCCAGAGCTTCAATTTCTTATGTCACCTTTGAATTTCAGTTAGACCGTAATAATTACACTAGTGGATTTCCAAGTTCCCTGGAAATTCAACGTGGAGCTTCTTTCTCTGTTACTAATAACAGCAGACAGTTGATTTTCAACTTTGCCGACCCACAAACTGCTATTGTGAGTAACTTTGGTGTTTGTACCTTCACAAACACAGTGATTTCTGAAGGCGTATTCCTTTCGGCTCAATTTACTGTTGACGAGTCGGACTACAACCAAAGATTTATTCTCAACAACCCAAACATTGACGCCACAACGTTAAGAGTCGAAGTTCAAGAGAACCCTAATGAAGAAATCAACAGTCTTTACAGTGTGGCACAAAATTTAGTCCAGTTGGACGAAAATAGTAAATCATATTGGCTTAGTGAGACTGAAGATGGTTATTATGAGCTAACTTTCGGTGATGGGTTCTTCGGAAACAAACTTACGAACGGGGCAAGAATTTATGTTGACTATATTGCTACTAATGGTGAGTTAGGTAACGGTATTCAAGGTACAAATAACTTTAGGTTCATCGGTAAGGTTTTAGACTCCTTTGGAAACTCAGTTAGCGCATCTCCCAGTGTGTTTAGTTCTGATAAGACCTCTGGTGGTCAAGATATCGAATCTGTTCCTTCTATCAAGTTCAGAGCACCTAAGTTCTACGAAACACAGAACAGGTGTGTGGTAGCCGAGGACTACACGACGATTATTAGAAAGATCTACCCGGCAGTAGATGACATCTATGTCTATGGAGGAGAACAGAAAACCATTCCTCAATATGGAAGAATTTTCATTGTGGTGAAGCCAAACTACGCAGATAAACTTTCTTCAGTGGTTAAGAACTTTATTAAGAGATCTCTGAACAACTATAGAATTGCTTCTCTTGATCTTGTCTTCGAAGACCCTCAAGTTCTCAATGTAGAACTTGTATCTACTGTTTATTACGATTCCACTCAGACGTTGAAAGATAGTGGTGCTATTGCTTCTACTGTTCGAGAGACCTTGAATAAGTACGCTGATTCTCCGAACGTGGAGAGGTTTGGTGGGTCTGTTAGATATTCTAGACTAATTGGATCGATTGACGACTCTGACGCTTCTATTATCAGAAACCTCACTGAAGTCAGAATGAGAAGAGACTTACAAATTGTCCCAAACACAGTAGCCTCCTATGAGATCTGTTTTGAGAATGAACTTCCTAGAGACCCTCTAAATTCTGTTGTTTACAGCACAGGATTTAAGATGGTTATGGATGGTGTCATTGACGACAAGACATATTACTTCAGAGACATCAATGACATGGATAACATTAACATGGGTCGGATCGTTCTTTTCTACTTCGGTGAGAATTTGGAAGAAGTTATTGCCAATGAGAATTTCGGAACAGTAGACTATGAAAAAGGTGAGGTCTTAATCGGTTATCAAAAGCCAATCAAGGTCTATGACACGGAGATAAGTGACTACAATATTCAGGTTAGGGCTTTACCAAAAGAAGTTGACGTTACAACTAAGAAGTCTATGTATCTGAACCTGGACGTTGCCTCTTCGGTTATCAACGTAATCGAAAACAGAGGAGTTTGAAATGACAACCACATCAACCCGGATCGTTTCTTCTTCTAACCAAGTCCCTTCAGCTCTTCCATCTTTTGTAGTTGAGAACTATGAGAACTTTGTTGAATTCATGTCCGAATCCAACAAGTCTCATGAAAGACTTGGGTTTGGTAAGAACATCCTACAAAAGTTACAAGAATATAGATCTTTCAGTACATATAAGAAACACATAAGACAGTTTGACTTTCTTAACTCAAACCTTCCTTTAGGTGGTGTTGGTAATGTTGAGGGAATTGAAGTTCTGTCTACTGCTGAGTCCTATAACATTATTACAGATGACATCTATGAGATTGCCCTTGGTGACACTTCTGTTCGGTTAGAACTGGCAAACGGTGATGGGTTCCCTCTCGAAAATGGAATTATTCTCGTCGACGATGAAATCATTCTATATCGTTATCGAATTAATAACGTTTGTTATGACCTGTATCGTGGTGCCTCGGCTACTACCATTCTTCCAACACTTAACTTACCTGGAGAATACAAGTACAAAACAGAACAAACAACTCACATTGCTGGGTCTAAGGTTTTCAACCTTTCTGTTATGTTCTTGGTGTCTATGTTGGACACCATTCACGAATCTTTCGTTCCAAGTTTCTCCTCCGAAAGAGTACACCCAGACATTAGTAGATCTCCTCTCCTAGTCAACATTAAGGATTTCTATCAGTCCAAAGGAACAAAACTTGGCATCAAGTCATTCTTTAAAATCTTGTTCGGCGAGAATGACGTTGAAGTAAGATATCCTGGCGATCAAATGATTAAACCTTCTGAATCTACTTGGATTCAGAATAGATTTATGAGGGTTGTTCCTGTTCCCAAAACACTATGTGACCCATCAGTTAGATATGGAACTCCTAGTAAACTTACGGGTTCTCAAGTAATCTATCGTTCTTATCTTGATAAGAAAGAAAAGAACATCTATGCAAAGGCAACCTGTAACTATGTCTCCACATACATGTTCGGTGACAGAATTCAGTATGAACTTTCTCTGGTCCCCGACAGTTTAGAAGGTGATTTCCTCGCCAACCCCTACACAGTCCTCACGAGATCTCTTGAGAGTGAGTTGACTTCTACAGACACCGGAAGAGACGTAACCACAGTTACAGTGGAGTCAACTCTAGGTTTCCCAGATAAAGGCTTGTTCTTTATTGGTGAGGAAGCTATCTTTTATGAAAGTAAGTCTTTTAACCAGTTCTTTAACTGTACGAGAGGTTATAGGGGAGTAGAAGTACAACACACCAAAGGAGAGAAAGTCTACGGACCATATTTCATCGAATCCTCTTATGTTGAGGATGGTGAGGTTTATGTTTCTCGTTCTTGGCCTCTTGGTCTTGTTTCTGACATTAGGGTGGATGATCCTGGTGTTCTTCACACAACAGACGACGAAGTCATCCTAAACGGACCTGGTAGAATCGATTATAGAGAACCTATCCTTGGTTCTTTCTTGGATAGAGAAAACTACGCAGACGGACTTGCAAGAACAACCGAAGCCAGACCTTTGTTGCCATACATCGGCAATTACACTTGGGGTGTAAGTGGTGTGTACTTCAATCACGATTATGTCTTCGTGGCTTCCAGTAAACTTCCAGATTATGAGATTGGTCTATTCAGTAACAACGATTCTGTTGGTCCCGGTCTCCAGGGTGAGTTTGATATGCACATCATTCCTAGAAGGGAGTCAATTCAGAAAAACGATGAGTTAGACCATAAAGGAACAGGTGGCATTGGTGTTTTCGTCGATGGTGTTCCTGCTTATAGTAATGTCTCTACGGAAAGACTAGAACGTGGTAAAATTATTGATTTTACTGTTCTTAATACAGGGAAAGAATATCTGAACCCTACTGTCATTATGACTCCAGATCTCTCTACGGCCGAAGCCACAGTAGATCCGGACACCGGTAAAATTACAGCCGTCACTTCGACTTCTGAAGGTAGTTATGAAGGAGTTCCTTCAGTTAGAGTTACAAGTGGAGAGAACGCAGAGATTGCTCTTTCCTTTGACAGATACGGAAGGGTCACTTCTGCCTCTGTTCTGAATGGTGGTCAATATTACAAAGATCTACCAGCAGTCAAGATTGTTGATAGTTCAAATAGAGGTAAAGGTGCCGTCATCAATTGTACTGTAGACGGAGAAGGTGTTATCAACAGTGTTGAGGTCAACCACTCTGGAATTGATTACAACCCATCCACAACACAAGCTAAGGTCATTCCTGTTGGTGAAGATGCTGTAGTTATAGCCAATATTGAGTATTATGAATTGAATAGGTGGGTTTCGGTTGAGTCTGCCCCTAATCTGTCTTTTGACGATGGTAATGGATTCCTCTGGCCAGATGATGCCGGAAACATAAACAAGTTTGCTTATATTGCTGATCCTATCAAACTTAGAGAGAAACTAAAAGATGATGGGTTCCAACACTCACCTCTGATTGGTTGGGCTTTTGATGGCAACCCCATCTATGGTCCTATTGGGTGGAGAAATGGAGAGAACGATAATAATGGTCTGGTTAGACAAAAGTCTGGATACAGACTCCAGGCAGATAGGGCTGGGATGATTCCATCCAATGGTGAACTTGTAGGTGCCTCTCCACCAGATGACACACTGCCAATGGGGGCATTTATTCAAGACTATAGGTACTTCCCTATTCCCCTAGAGTCCGAAACTATAGATGGAAATGACCTGTTGGACGAATACAACGGCAAAGTGTGTAACACACCTGAGTTCCCTAAAGAGATTTATCCAAGAGGAGTTTATTGTTACTTCATCACCAACAACGCAGATGGAACTCCAGCCTTCCCTTACATCATAGGTCCTA